AGGGACTGGTGCTGCGAACGCAGGGGGTATATCTGTATCAGTAGGGGGTAATGACCAAGCCTACATCACAGTGGGTAAGGGTCAGTCAGCTAACACGGGGTACTGTATTCCTGCGGACTACAAGTATATAATCACCTCCTACATAGTAGGAACGGGCCGTATATCTGGTTCTTCTGACTGTGAGATAACAGGGCAGGTTAAACTGTTCCAAGAGAATCCTGTGTGGGTTGGTATCTCTCGTCTGTATCTGTACCAGATCATACTCAACAACAGTGACACGGTGCCTACGATTGTACCACCTAAGACCGACATCCGACAAATAATCACCAGTACTTCTACTACGCAAGCGTTTAGTATTATAGGTGGTTACCTAGTAAAGGTATGAGACTATGGATACTAAGCAAGTAGCACGTCCCGGAGGTGTACTTAACAGAAACGGTAGGCCACAGGGATCTAAGAACAAGATTTCACTACTTAAGATGGTAGCAGAGGAGGCTGTTCTTGAGCGTAACTACGACAAGATGCAGGCTGTATGCAATACCATCATCCATCAAGCGCTGAAAGGGTGTAAATCCTCTCAGAAACTGGTGTGGCAGTCCATGATGAGCAACGGTTTGCTCGAATCTAAGAACGCTACAGAGCGAGTAGAGATAACTATTAACACTACTCAGCCCAAAGAGGCACAAAGAGCAGTAATCATAGACCAAAAGGAGAGCACTAATGAGTGACAAGCAATGTACAGACGCAGCAAACGCAGCAAATAAGAGCACTGCAGGCACTGGATCGGGTATCAAAGGGGTGTATGACACCTCCTCGGGTCCGTTTTCTGGTACTGTAGGGGGTAAACCGAGTGGTGAATCCCAAGGTTCTAACCGAGGTCTGAAGAATGGCTAAGGCTAGACCCCTGACAGACGAAGAAAAGGCAGAGGGAGGCCGGTATGGCCGCCCTTATACTACTTCAGACTCTATGCCGGAGACTCGAAGGGACAACGAAGCACGTCAGGACAATGCGTTCTCGGCGTATGGACTTGCCCAGAAGATCAAAGCACGGCAAAAGAGGTACGACAACGAGGAATAAACCATATGGACATCTCCCTACACCCCCACCAGCTAGAGATATTCAACGATCCAGCACGCTTTAAGGTGGTGGCTGCGGGGAGACGTTTCGGTAAATCCTATCTAGCAGCAATAACGCTGTTTGTAGAGGCAGCTAAGACTCACAAGACGCGAAGTGACGGGGAGGTTATCGACCTGTCCCTTGAGGAGGTATATTACGTAGCCCCTACTTTTGAGCAGGGTAAGAAAATTCTATGGCCCCTGCTTAAAGAGTTAGGTAATGACATCATACAATCTAAGTATGAGAACACTGGTACACTTACCCTTATCAACGGTAGGAGAATCAGCATTAAAGGGGCAGACAGGCCCGACTCCCTTAGGGGGGTCGGTCTTTCTTACGTTGTCCTAGACGAATACGCCTTTATGAAGGAGGAAGTATGGGAGCTTATTCTAAGACCTACACTTGCGAGAGCGGAAGGAGGGGCGCTTTTCATAGGGACCCCAGACGGAAAAAACCACTTCTTCGATACGTGGTCGAAGGCGGCAAGTCAGCCGGGGTGGAAGTCGTGGACATACAAAAGTACGGACAATCCGTTTATACCGATAGAAGAGATTAAGATCGCCAGCAGCGAGATGTCACAGGAGCGCTACCGTCAAGAGATGGAAGCGTCCTTTGAGTCTGGTGGTGGTTCAGTAATGACCCGAGATATGTTCTCCTACGCCGACGATCCCGGTGGGGATACGTACATAGCGTGTGACTTGGCAGGGTACACCTCCTCAGAGGGAGGTCGTAAACGGTCTGTTAGAGACGATCACGCTATAGCTGTAGTACGTGTCCATGCTGGCGGATGGCACATCAAAGAGATTATCCACGGTCAGTGGGACACACGAGAGACAGCGCTACGCCTCGTTAAGGCGTATAGAGACTACCGGCCCATCAAGTTCGGTATTGAGAAGGGCATGGCTATGAATGCTGTCATACCTTATCTCAACGACGAGATGAATAGGCTTAAGTGTTTCTTCCACGTAGAACACCTGACACACGGTAATAACAAGAAGACAGACCGTATTAAGTGGGCGCTACAAGGCAGGGCAGAGAAGGGGCGTATTACTTTGGAAGATGACGACGAGCGGTGGCAGCGAGTGTTTATAGATCAAGCATGCGACTTCCCCAGCCCGTTAGCTCACGATGACTTGCTGGATGCTGTGTCTTACATAGACCAGATAGCAGAGCCTTACTACGATGGACCAGACGCAGTAGACGACTGGGAACCGATGGACGACATTGCTGGTTACTAGGAGAAACAGTATGGGGATACCAAACAAAACGGGAGAGAGTGGGGAGCAGCCTAAGAGCAGCACCTCCGCTCTTGCCTCGTGGGTAACAGATAAAGTTAAGAAAGCACAGGAACATCGTGACGAGAAGTACTCGGATAGGTGGTCTGAGTATACCCGCCTATGGCGGGGGTTTTGGGCAGAGAGCGATAAGAACGCTGACTCAGAGAGGAGTCGATTGATTACGCCTGCTCTGCAGCAAGCAGTCGAGATGACTGTTGCAGAGATGGAAGAAGCAGTATTCAACAAGCCCGCTTGGTTTGACATCAGTGATGATGTTGCTGATGAAGACAAAGAAGATATGATCGTTACCCGAGACTTCCTGTTGGAAGACTTCAAGAAGGATAAGGTAGACGACGCTATCTCTAAGTGCTTCCTTCTGGGAGCTATCTACGGTACGGGGATCATCAAGATCAACGTACAGCAGAAGAAGATCAAGAAGATCGTGAAGGG